CAGACTGTTGCAGACTCTGTTGCTGCCTTTATTGGCGTAGCTGATCGCGGCCCTACTGCCTTGGATTCCAATAACAACGTTATTGCTGTACCTACTTTAATTAGAAACTTTTCAGATTTTATTGACAAGTTTAGTTATGGTTCAGGAATTAATACTTTTAGCGGTGTAGGCGTAGGAACTTCTGCAAACAACCTAAAGTATGCCGTAAAGACCTTCTTTGATAATGGTGGTAGCGAAGCTTACATAGTAAGAGAAGTTAACAAAGATGCTACAAAGTCCTCCGTTCAATTTAGAGATAGTGACTCAGTTATCACGCAAGCTGCAACGTTTAATCTTGACGGAACTACCGACTTCAGTGCTAAAAAACTTACAATTACAGCCGCATCTGGTTCCCCATTTGTTGATATGGTTCCTGGAAAATTAGTTTCATTTGTTGGAATTACGGCCGCTTCCTACCTATTCTTAAATTCTGATAGTTGGGTTATTTCAAGCGTAGCTACTAATGGTTCTTCATTTTCAATCGTATGGAATGCAGAAAACCCAATTGGTGCTGCTGATCAAACAGGAGCAGGAATTACTGTTAGAGGTGGAGCTTCTAGTGCAGAGGCAACCTTAGTGGTATCAGCCAAGGACCACGGTACATGGGGAAACAACATCTGGGCTGGCGTGTATCCAAGCCAGGCAAATGGTTATTTTGATCTATATGTCTATTACTCAAACACCGCTACGTCTTCATCGGACTTAAATACTAGTAATTTGGTAGAGCGGTTTACCAACTTAAGCATGAACTCTCAAGATGTTCGTTATGTAGGTTCGGTTGTAAATTCTGCCTGGATCACTGTTGGGGATGCAGGCTCCGATGCAACGGGTCTATACGACCTGCCTTCATTCACAGGTTCGTGGAGTACAGCCGTTCCATCAGCTAACATTGGTGGTACTGTTGGGCAATTCCGCTGGAACACTGCAAGTTTTGCAACTAGCGCAGTTAAATTAGGTACCACAAGTCCTACAACTAACACACTTTCTGGTGTTTTAGGAACAAATGGATCTACTGCGCCTAACGTTAAAACTGACATTTTAGCTCGGCTGGATTCAGTAGCTGTCCCATTAATCCTTAATTACCCAGCTAAAACAACCACTACTACAATTAACTCAATGCTGGAATACGCTGCAACACGTGGAGATGTGTTTGTAGTTATTGACCCTGCAGATAGCACTATAGCTAACGTTTTAGGAACAGCAACTGACGTAGGAATTGGCTCATATGCTAATAATCTAAACTATGGAGCTGTTTACTACCCATACATTGTTATTGCTGACCCAGCATCCACAACAGGAGCTACAAAGCGTATCGCTCCTGGCGGAGCTGTTGCAGCGGTTTACACAACTACAGATACTTCACGAGGTGTGTTTAAGGCCCCAGCTGGATCTGCAGCCGTAATTCGACCAGCAGTATCGGTAACCGCACTAACAAACGATGAGTTTAACTTAGTTAGCGGTAATCCAACAAACCTAAACATTATTAGATTTGTTCCAGGATCAGGCATCTGTGTAATGGGTGCCAGAACTCTTGGAAGTCTGTACTCAGATCGTTATGTACCTGTACGCAGAACACTTAACTACCTAAGTAGTAACCTAAAAAGCATCACGGAGTTTGCTGTATTTGAGCCGAATGATCAGAATCTTTGGTCAACCGTTCAGGGTGTTGTAAGTGGGTTCTTAGACGATTTCTGGAGAAATGGTGGACTTGCTGGCGCTAATGCAGCAGACGCTTTTTACGTTAAGTGTGACTCCAGTATTAACACTCCAGCTGTTGTTTCAACTGGAGAACTGCGAATTGAAGTTGGCGTAGCTTTGCAACGCCCAGCCGAATTCGTAATCATTAAAATCGGCCAAATTGATGGCGGCGCTACAGTGACCACCTCGGTTTAAGGAGACTGAAAAATGGCAGAATCAACTAAAGCTCTAAATACCATTGATAGCAGAGGTACTATTACCACTGACCCAATGCGCGTATTTAGATTCCGTGCAAGCTTCAAGGCTACAAGCGGAACACCCTTTGATAACCGAATTGTTTCCTTCAGTGGAGGTTTTTCGCAAGTTAGCGGGCTGAATACTCAAATCCTACCTATCACATACCGTGAGGGTGGGTACAACACAACAGTTCATCAGATTCCTGGTATGGCTCAATTTAGCCCTATCACGTTGACGCGAGGAATGCTATACGGAAACGATGGAGCAATTACCTGGATGCGTGGCTTATTTGCCGCTGCAGCAGGTGACGGCCTTAATGTTACCAACAGCAATTTCCGCTGTAACGTAAAGATCTTTTTGATGGACCACCCAAATGCTGATGGTACAACGAACACACCTCAGGTTGGGTTCTATGTCCACAACGCCTGGATTCAAGCCCTTAACTTTACAGACCTAAATGCTGGTGCAAACGAGTTGATGTTTGAAAGCATGACACTTGTTCATGAAGGTTTATCAACCGCAATGATTAATGCGGATGGTACCCCTCTTCCAGGAAATAGGGTACCAAGCGGTTTCTAATTCTATAGTAGAATCAAAGTACAACAATAAGGACTAACTATGACTGACTTAATAAATGACCCAAATCAAATAGCTAAACTAGCTGCTGCGTTTGAGTCAAATGAATCGGATGTAGTAATTACTACTACTTCTCCGCCTTTTGACGAAGTTGTCCTACCTGGAGGTTTCCTCACTGAAGACGGTTCTCTTATTAAATTAGTTCAAATTCGTGAACTAAACGGATCTGACGAAGAAGCTATTGCTAAAAGCTCTACCCCAGGAAAAGCTTTAGAAGTTGTACTATCCAGAGGTTTGGTAAGTTTAGACGGCGAAACGGTAAATAAATCTCAATTAGACCAACTTCTTGCTGGTGATAGGGAAGCTATTTTAATTGGTATTAGAGTGGCAACTTTTGGGGAAACCGTAATGTATAACGCAACGTGCTTTGAGTGCAGCACTACTCAGGAGTTAGAGGTTAATCTGACTACAGATTTAAATACTGTAGCTTTAGATGATCCAATTAATGACAGAGTATTTTCTGTTAAAGGTAAGGCTGGAGACATTGTTTTATCCTTACCAAACGGTGTGACAACTAAGCGGTTAGTTGAAATAGAAAACCAACCGTACCCAGAGTTAGTTACAGCATTACTTTCGGGTTGCATTATTTCTGTAAATGATGAGCCCTCAATAGGTAAGTCAACAGCCTTAAACCTGGGAATGAGCGATAGAGAACTTTTAGTAAAAGAGATCTATGCCCGTAATCCAGGACCACGCCTCGGGGAGGTGAATAAGGCTTGCGAGGCATGTGGCAAGAATATTACCTTGTTACTAAGTCTTGCCGACTTATTTCGTCTATAGTAATAAAGAATACGAATACTTAATGGACTCTTATGAATTATTAATCCGAGCATTTCCTGGCTGGAGTATGAGCGACGTGCGCTCTCTTTCGTATAGGGAAAGGCAAAACTGGGCTTTAAGGGCTCATCGATAAAGGATTGATATGGCAGATCTCAATGAGGGCTTAGACAAAGCCCTGGAAAAAACTAAAGAGCTAGAAGCCACTACCGCAAAAATTAAGGAAAACTTAAGTGCGGCAGGTGAGGCTTCTGGGTCTATTGGTGGCCAAAGCTCAACTCAAGTAGCTAATAAAAGTTCTTCCCAAAACCCTGGCGGTGGATTTGGCTCTTCTGGGTATTCCTCTTTTGGTGCTGGTACTAATACAGGTGCTCCTACTAGCACACCTTCTATGCCTGAGCGCTTTAAATCAGCCGATGACCGTAGCAAACTTAGTGGTGCATTAAAATCAGCTATTACTGGGTCGGTAGCCACAGTTGGAGCAGTGGCAGCCTTTGCACCTACTACCCAAGAAGCAGTTTTAGTAAATCAACTAGCTGAACGTATTAGATTTTACTCTGGCGTAGGTACCACCGCACAACGGGGCTACGATATTCAAAAACAAGCTTCCAATCAAGGCACTGCAATTAGCCCCTATGATGCCGCTTATGCAGGAAACTTTTTAGCTGGAAATGGGCTTATGCCAGGGCTTAAAAATTTCAGAGCTGGCAATAACTACACAGGTATTCTGGGCGGGGCCGCGTTGGCCTCTAATCTTGCTCCAGGTATAGGCATAACTGGCGGTGCTCAAGCAATGTCAGGGATTAATACTGCCTACAACGTAAACATGCTGCGTATGTTTGGGGTTCAAGTTAGAAACTCTAACGGTTCGGGTATGAATGACTTGTCAAGCATTATTGATAGAATTTACGAAATAATGTCAAGAGGAAGAGACGTAAGTGAAGAAGACATTGCAATTGCCGCTATGTCGGGTAACTCTTTAGATAGTATTATTAATCAATACTTTGGCGGTGACCCGCAAATTCGACAAGTTATTATTGCAGGACTTATTCAAAAATCAAAGGGTAAAAGTTTTAGTAAAAAAGCTCTTTTAGGCACGGGTGGTTTAACTACAGGAGCTGAAACTACTTCAAATAGAAGTACAGCTGAATTACAAATGATTCAAAATTTATCCGAGCCCGTACTGCAAGGTCTTACTAGAACCAATAACATGCTTCAAACTGGCTATGGAGCATTGACTAAGCTAGGGTCCTCAGGTGTTGGAAAAACTGTACTAAATATAACAACAATGATGGAGACTCTTGCTGGAGCGCGAGGTGGCGCTGGCGCCCTTTTAACAGACGCTATTTCTGGAGGACGTGGCGGTCTAGCTCTTTCTGCACTAGCTGCTGGAAAACTAGGAACTGATGCGTACAAAGGTATGAAAGGTAGTAATACTACACTTTTAGACATGATTAGCGGCAAGGGCAAAACAAGCGTCTTTGGCACTTCCCCAACTGACGTTAGTGGCGTAGACATTACTGGTCAAACTCAAGCTTCTCCTGCTGGACCTCTTTACACGGGGGCAATTACCATTAATGTGTCTGCCCCACTATCGGCTGATCCGTATGCGTTTGCAAGTGCAATTACTCAAGCCATGACAGCAAGGACATAGTTGTATGAAAAAAGTACCTGATTTAGCTGGGGGCGTAGACAGAAGACCTCCTCTTACTAAGAGTAGGCCAATTATAGGTTTAGCTAGGTATCAATGGAACCTTCCACCCCATAAATGGAGTATGCCTGTTGAGCCTTCTAAAGACCCGTTAGCTGTTGATGCAGGCGCATACACGCATGGCGGTACACATAAGTTTAGGCGGGGTCGCATTTATTGGTATTCGCGTGTTGGCAATAACTACGTAAACACTGCCACGTATAACGACGGGTCTGACCTTAAAGACCCTAGGTATGGTTTTCAATTTATGTGGAATCCTGAAAGTATAACTACGTCTGTTGCCGTAAATATGGATATTACACCTTCATTTGCAGACAAGTTTGTGGATGTTGTGGGCGCTTTTCCAAGCGGTCAATACTTAACACTAACTGTCAGGTTAGATAGAACAAATGATTTTGCTTGTATTAAATCTATTCCTCCAGGTTCTTCTCGTAATGTTACCTACGATGAACTAGCCCGACGATACAGAAAGTTTTATGTTGGAAATGGTAATTTAGACAATCCATCTTCTGAGGTGCTTGTTAAAAAAATTCAAGATTTACAAAAATTTGGAACTATTGCAGATGTTGAATATCTGTACAAAGCTATTAACGGCCCAGGTTGGGTTAATCAAGCAACTGGTAGACTTAGTTCAGATATTGGTTTCTTAAGCCCTACACTTTTAAAAATTGATGTTGGCCCCTTAAGTTATTTAGGCTATGTAAGTAATTTAGCTGTAAATCACATAGGGTTTAGTAAGGGTATGATACCTATTCGCACGGATGTTTCTATGCAGTTTAACTTAATGGCAACAGCTGGATTGGCGGCAAAATAAATGAGTATTCACGCAAATTCCAGGTATGAAAAGTCAACCGTTGATTATTTTAGAAAAAAAGAAAACGGTAAAACTTACCCTATTGTATTTTATCAATTAGATGACTTAACTAATATTTCTTTTTATATTCATACCTATACTAAAGGTGAAACATTGGAAGGCTTAGCTAATCGTTACTTACGTAGCCCAAGCCTTTGGTGGGCTATTGCTGAGTACAACCCAGAAATAGTTGACTTTTTGCATTTAGAAGACGGCACGGAGATGCGTATTCCAAATGTTTAATTACCTAACTATTGAGTTTCCTTTAGCGCAAGTACCGCCTCAACGCGTGTACTCGTTTACTCTTACTCAAGAGCGGTATGCGCACGAGGTAGCTGTAGTTAAGTTTAGGGATTGGGATATTCAGTACTCTACCCTGCGCCCAAGCGAACCTGTGCGGTGCGTTATTAGGGGAAAAGACTCTGCTAGAGAGTTTGTTGGATATATCCATGATGTTAAACCTGAGATTAGTCCTGGTAAAAAGTTCGTAACTGTTACTTTAATTGGAGCCTCCTACAAACTAAAGCAGGCAAGACAACGAGTATTTGAAAATACTACTGCTTCAAATGTTATAAAGGCTATTGCTAATCAAAACGGCTTCTCCCCGTACGTCGAAGATCATCCCAGAGTTTATGACCAGATTACTCAAGCTGGTCATACTGATCTTCAATTAATGACCCGCTTGGCAAGACAATGCGGATATTCTTTACGCATTGAAAATACTGCCATTTATTTTCAAAGCTTAGTTGCAGATTACAACAGGTATAAAGAATCTGCTAAAATATTTAGAATGCGGGAAGCTAATAGTCCTGCAGGATCTGACCTTTATTCTTTTGACTTAACTGTTGGGGAAAGCGTTCATTACGTGGATGCGTATAAGTCTGCCTCTCAAATAGGTGGTGTTGACCCCAACAGCCGTACTGCAACTATTGTTACAAATGCGCAAAGACCAGAAGCTTTACGAGAAACATCTGCGACTGAGCTGTTTGATAGTTTTGCTACTGAGGTAGTAGCGCCAGGTTACAACCAAGCTGTATATGAAGCAAATTCGGTTGACCAAAGAAATAGGTTTCCATATAGGGCTCGAGTAACCATTATCGGAACCCCTACTATTAACCCTGATAAGCCTGTATATTTAGATGGACTTGGTAAAGATTATTCAGGTTATTGGATTGTGCTATCTGCACGACATCATATTATTGAAACTTCTCCAAATATTCTTACTTACATAACGCACTTAGAAGTGGGCGCAGATTCTCTAGGGCAAGCGTTTGTTTATAATGATCAAACGTTATTGCCAGCGGAAATTGCAGCTAGAGTTTTAGTACCTAATGTAAGAAATGTTGCAGAGGTTGCAGAGTCTACACTAGTCAAAGGAACGCAAGAGTATGCAAATGATGGGTTCTCTATTTCAGAAAACCGAGCTCAACCAGACTATGTAGCTTCTGCTAGGCCTCATGTTTGGGTAGCTAAGCGAGGACTGGATAGCCCTAGCAACATTGACACTAGAAATAGGACGGCTGCTGTTATTAAGCGATTGGAGGGATCAGGTGTACTCTGAAATATTTACTGGCGATATGTCAGATAAACGTTTTTATGGTATTTACAGAGGTATTGTAGTTTCTTCAGACGATCCAACGGGACGTGGTCGAATTAGATTACAAGTTCCTCAAATTCTTGGTCAAGCAGTAACTAACTGGGCGTGGGAAATTGTGGGGGGAACTGGCGGAGTAAATGTCCCTTACGGAACTTTTTCGGATACCACCGACCAACAAGTTACTGCCGCTAATACCGCTACAGCTATGAAGTTTAATACTGTTGAAGACGTAAATAGAACTTACGTTGGTACAGATACTACTAGAATTTATGTAGAAGAAACAGGAGATTATTTATTCCAAGTATCCCCTCAGTTTGCTAAACCTGGGTCTTCTAGCTCTTTTCAAATAGATTTTTGGATGAGAAAGAACGGGCAGGATATACCTAGAACTACTAGCAGAGTTACACTACAGGGTAATCCAAATGAGGTTCTG